TTGCCACTATATCAAAAAAAGGGGGGTTGCAACACCCCCCATTAAGACAACTGCTTTTCCATTGTAGGCACAGGAACGTCAGCAGGCCATACCCCCGCACCAGTTAACGCATGAACCGTTCCCATGTGCGCCGCCAACCACATTTGCTGTCGTTCATCTTTAGTTAAGTCTTTGCCTTGGTCAATTTCAAAATGGCATTTAAGGCATAGCGCCGCAACCAAATTGTCATCAGCCTTAATTCCTCTGCCCTTACCACCACCCCAATTGCTGTGCGCTGCCTGCACCATATTGCCTGACCCGCAGGCTTGGCAGTCAAGCCCTGCCACCAGTTTTAGTAGCTTTTTGTTTCTGATGTATTGATGTTTTTGAAACAATTATTGTCTCCAAGGTTGTGAATCGGTGTTCGTTGGCGCATTCAAGCCTGCGGCGGCGGCTGTTGTCTGTGCTTGTCCGGGTTTCTTTTACGATAGTCCAAGTCCCGCATTCAGGACATTTCATTGGTGCGCCTTGTCTTGCATACGGTTGGTGGCTTCGCGGGTGCGCCAAATCTCAATGTCAAGCCTGTTTGCCTCAATTTCCCATTTAAGGGTTTCTTCCTGCTCAATTGCAACCGCCAGCCCGTTAAGCACCTTTTGGTAGATAGGGCTTGCGTAGGCTTCGCGTTCTTGGGCGTTGGCGGCTTCAAACCCCATTTCCAAGGCTTCTTTCATCAGCAGCGCCTTTTGGCTTTTGCGGAATTCTTCAAGGTAAACCCGCTGGGCTTTGGCTTCACCATAAGCCGGGGCTTTGTCTCTAATCTGTTGTGCTGCTTCTTCAGGTTTCATTTAATACCCCAATCATTCTTAAAGCCGCGTCAGGGCTGTCAATTCTTGCCAGCGTACCTCCGCACCATTTTTCAAAAAAATCCGCTTGTAAGCCCGTTAAACGTTTTTTAGCGTCTGTTTTGATCTCCACCAAGAATGTGTGACCCTTGTAGCCCACCAAAAGATCTACTGGTAAGCCAATGATCCAAACAAAAGCGCCAGCCGCCCTTAATGCAACCACAATTTGATCTTGGTTTGCGTCAACTCTAGCTGCGTATCTCATTCATTCTCCTGCGTAAATCATTAGCGGCGCTTAACCCACGTTTTTTCTCTATGTCGGACAAGATTTGCCGCCACCATCCTGAAGCACTCGTTTTCCCAAGGTCTTTCACTTTCTTGCGGTATCTCTGCACCCATTCCCGCGCTTCCATCATCTTCATAGTCTCCAGTAAGTCTAAGCGCTGCTGTGGTGTCAGCGTAGCTAAGTTCACAGGTTTCTTTGTGTCGGTCAAGCAGTCGATTTGCTTCATTTTTATCCATTAAAACACCTCATCATCTTGCCAATGTTTAACAGGAGAAGAATTTTTAAAAACTTCTTTTAAATCAGGCATTTTGTAATCTTCTTTTTGCCATGCGTGTTTGGAACATTTGGGCTTGTCGCCCTCCATGTGGACAGACCAACGATTTCGGCAACCGTGTACTGAGCACATCAAACGTTGCATGGCATCGAAACTATCTTCTTTTTTAACGTCAGGTTTAGCAAAACTCATTTTTGATACTTCCCATCAATTATCTTGGCGAAATTGGTTGCGTTCACTATCCACACAAGATCAGGTCGCCATGTCCTGTCCTTAGTTTCAAACCCCTGTGCCAGCTTGGTATCGTTGGCAATGTAACCAAAAAAGGAATCCCACCAAGCCAAACCCTCCGCTTGCGTGGAATAACCCTGTGGGCTAAATATTGATGGCTTGGCAGCTTGTAACCACCTTTGCCGTAGGTTGGTCTGCCTGGCCCCATCCCATACCCTTGGTTGGGCAAGTTGGGGTAAATGCTTTTTGTAAAGATTAAGAATGTCCTGATGTGGGCAAGTCGGCAACCCTGCCGACAAAGAATCTTTAGATTCTTTAATATGGTTATTGGTTATTGGTTTATCGTTTATAGTTGCCTTAGCGATGGGTTGCGAGTCGGTATCCACTGGGTTCTTTTTGCGTCCGCCAAGGCGACCATTTGCCCTATTTTTCTCAGCCATTGCGTGATATTGCTCAATAACTGTTTCGCATCGACCATGATGCCAACCTGTTTCTGTTAGCTTAAACATATCTTGCAAAACAGCTTTAACCACTTTGGCATCCAATCGCAAGCGCTTGGCAACCCATTCGGTTTCCAGTGGGATTTGTTTTTCAGTGTCGTAGTACATATCCAAGAGTCGGCGGTAGGCCAAATCTTCTTGGTTGGATAGGTGTGCGGTGGCGGCGCGGTAATCGCCAATATTGAACTGGTAGTAGTGCATATAAACCTTACTTCATTGGTCATCTTCACATGAGAAACATTGGCAGGACGGTGAAGAATCGTCTTTTCGGGAGCTACCCTAGCCACGTTTCAAAAAATCATAGCACAAACCATTCAGGGCGCAAGTCTTTTAGCTGGCGCAACCTCAATTCGGGGATTTTCTCTTTCCATTGGCACACCGCTGGCTTGGAAACACCTAATATTTTGGCAAGCTCACTCTGTGACCCTGCGAGTTTGGTAAGTTCTTGTTTAGTCATTGCTTAATTGTAAGGTAGATTAACAAAATAGCAACACTAGGGTTTGTCCCTAGAAAATAATTGCAAATAGCGCTTGACCTGTGGTTAAGTTTGCTTAACAATACATCCATTCCCCAGCACAACGCATAGGGTCTTTTAGGAGGTCACATGACCGATTTCACTTTCTCCTCTACCGATTTCAGCGCCACTACTATTTTGGTGGTTGCCAATACTACTGATGCCAAGGATTACTTGGCTCAACGCTACGGTGTTGGTTGTATCTCAATTGAAATTCGCAAATCTGCTGCGCCAGAGATTGCTGATTCTTTTGAATTCCAAGGCTTGTCTTACGCTTAACTAAATGGGGCGCAAGCCCCTACAAAGGAACAACCATGTTTGAAATAGAAAAATACACCACACCAACCGATTGGGCGCAAGTGTGCCTATGGATTGTCTCCATTGCAGCCATTGTAGTGGTTGCCCTTGATCTTTTTGTTTGGAGGGCATCATGCTAACTGATGGCGATGAAGGCGAATTCACCACTTTTTTTATTTGGGATGAAGTCACCGTTCAATGGGCTTGGTTTGAGGGTGAAGATCATGAAATGGATGGCTACTTTGACATTTTTATCTATAAAGATGGCTTAGACATTACCTATGACATACCCAAACTTAACTTCAAGTGGATTGAAGAAGAAGTCAAAAAACAAGCAGGCTATGAACCGCCTAGCCGCCATCACGTTGCATCTGTACTCAATGGTTATTTCAACAAAACTTTTTAAGGATCAAAATGAAATATGCACTTTTACTTTTAGCATTGGTTGGCTGCGCCAGCCAACAACCCGCACCTGTATATACACCGCGCCCTGAACCAGTCACGGTCTCCAACACCACCCAAGAACTGGTGATGGATAAGCAAATCCAGCCTATGGGCAGGAATGAAGTGATTGACGGGGTTAAGCAATGCGAATCTTCAGGGCTTCGCGCCATCCCAATCTATGCCAAACGCAAGATCAATGGCTACACAGTTGAAACCGTTGTGGAAGTCACTTGTGGCCCACGTTACACATACTAAGGAAACAAAATGGAAACACCAATTGGAAACAAAATCGCCGCCGCCTTTGTCAAAGCACAGAAGCAGTTTGGCAAGGCTTTAAAGACCTCTACAAACCCGCATTTTCGTTCTAAGTATGCTGACCTATCCAGCTGCATTGATGCTGTTGTGGGGGCTTTAAACGACAACGGTATTGGCTTGATGCAACGCACCTATGAATGCAAAGATGGCGTTTTGCTAGAAACTATTTTTGTGCATGAATCAGGTGAAGTTATGGAATGCGGAATGCTTCATGTGCCTGCCAGCAAAATGGATGCTATGGGTTTTGGTTCAGCGTTGACTTATGCGCGGAGGTACAGTTTGCTAACCGCCACTGGTCTTGCGCCTGAAGATGATGACGGTATAGCCGCCAGCCGCCGCACCGAAATCAAATCTACGGTCAACGAAAGCCAATTGGCTGACTTGATGGCGGCAATGGATGAAACCACCACGCTAGAAGAATTGCAAAAGACTTACAAAACAGCTTATGCCGCAGCCAATGGTGATCCAGTTTGGCAAAAGAAAGTAATTAAAAGCAAGGATGACAAAAAAGCACAATTGGAGGGCAAATGAATAACCCACCAGCATTTCCAGTTGGGCTTGAGGCTTTTGGTGAGGACAAGGTAGGCATGACCTTGCGTGATTACTTCTCGGCAAGGGCTATGCAAGCATTGCTATCAGATACTGATTGGAGACTAGACATGGACATTGAAGATACTGCAAAAGCCGCATACATGACGGCAGACGCAATGTTGAAAGCGAGGGAAGCATGAAACACGAAATATCACTTGACACATTGGTTATGGCAAAACGCGCCTTGGAGGAATTAACTCAATGGCATTTAGAAAGGGCGGTTAAAGACTTACCTGAGTTTGACCGCACCGCCGATTTGCGTAAACGCGCTTACAAAGCCACAAGTCAGATTGATGTGGCTATATATGCCCTTTTATTAACAAAACTGGAGATTACAGATGGCAAATAAATTAATATCAATTGAAGAAAAATTAAAAAAATATGTGATTGATGATTGCAATTGCTGGAATTGGATTGGGGCAAAAGACCGCGATGGTTATGGTGTATTTGGGCATCATCGAAATAAACAAATAAGGGCGCATAGGGCTTCTTATAGTTTATATATTGGTGAAATACCAAATGGAATAATGGTTTGTCATTCTTGCGATAACCCAAGTTGTATTAATCCACAACATTTATTTTTGGGAACAGCAAAAGACAATACGCAAGACATGATAAAAAAACAACGCCGACCTATTTTGTTTGGTAGTAAACATCCAAATGCAAAGCTAACAGAACATCAAGCACATGAAATAAAACAACTTAGAAAGCAAAATGTTCCGCTAATAAATATTGCAAATCAATTTGGCATTTCTTTTCAAACCGTAAGTTCTATTGCGAAAGGCACAACATGGAAACGCATTTAATGCAACAAGGTACTGATTCATGGCATCAAATTAGATGCGGAAAAGTGACAGCTTCTAGAGTTGCTGACATTATTGCTAAAACAAAAACTGGTTATTCTGCAAGTCGTGAAAATTATTTAGCGCAATTGGTTTGCGAAAGAATGACAGGTAAGCCAACTGAATCATTTACAAATGCTGCCATGCTTCACGGAACAGAAACTGAACCTTTTGCCCGTGCCGCCTATGAGTCCGCTAAAGACGTTTTAGTGCAAGAAGTGGGTTTCATAGTCCACCCATTGATTGAGGACGCCGGCGCTTCACCTGATGGCCTGGTGGGGGATTTTGGTTTGGTGGAGATTAAATGCCCCAACACCGCCACACACATTCAGACTTTGCTTGATCAAAAAGTACCTGAAAAGTACAACACGCAGATGCAATGGCAAATGGCTTGCACTCAGCGCCAATGGTGTGACTTTGTAAGTTTTGATCCACGCATGGCAGAGGGCCTACAACTGTTTATAAAACGGGTTGAACTTGACCCTGTTTATATAGCTAACCTTGAAAAAGAAATCTTAAATTTCTTATTTGATGTTGAATACAAAATCACCCAACTTAACAAACTGAAAGACTGAAATGAAAAAGATCAAAAACATTGTTGTGATTACTGGCACATACACCAACAAAGAGGGGCAAGAAAAGAAACGCTATCAAACGATTGGCAGCTTGTTTGAAGATGGCGAAAACCTAAAGATCAAGCTAGACACAATCCCCTTGGTGGACGGTGGTTGGACGGGTTGGGCAAACTGCTATGAATTGGAAGATCGAGCAGAAAAGCCGCGCAAGTCTGGCTTTGACGATATGGATCAGAATATCCCATTTTAAGGAATAGCCATGCTGCATCCAAGAGTCAGAAACACCGACCCTTTGACCAGTTGGCAGGCGGCAGGGTCTGCAAAAGACCTTGCCAGCCGCCACGCCCAAATCATTGTGGATTGCTTGACCAAACATGGCGCACTGGGTAAAGATGGCATTGCTGCCCTTACAGGCTTGGAATCCATGCAAGTGGCTAGGCGGTTGCATGAACTGGAACGCGATGGCGAAATCAGCTTGACAGGTCAGGTTGTCAAATCTAAGTCAGGGCGCATGGAACGCGAATGGAAGATCACACCGATGCAAAGGGAATTAATATGATCCGCAAACGTCAAATCCAAGACCTTGTGACACATGATGAAATCATTGATATGGCAATACTTGAAGCAGAGTTTGTTTCTCATGGAAAGCCAAGTGAAGAGGAAAGCGAATTATTTGTTTGTACCAATAAAGATATTGTGCGCTTTTACAAACTGGTAGCCGCCAAAGAACGTGAAGCCTGTGCAAAGATTGCTGATAGTCAATTATTTAATACAAATGCACTTTTGACTGCGCCAATGCAATCAAGTGCGGCATATCAAATTGCCGCCGCCATCAGAGCAAGGGGACAAGCATGAGCAAAGCACAACAAGTATTTGAGGCAATGATGCGAGCCAAAGGGCATACAGACTTCAGCGGCACAAAAGGCAGATACAACAACCCCGCCCTGCAAACCCGTTGGAACTACTTCTTAATGGGTTGGGAACTGCGAGGTGTTCAATGATTGCCACGGTCTTTGCGCTAGTGATTGGCGCGGTGATTGGCGTTGGAACGCTAGTATTGTTTGCTGTAATATTAGCGCACCTCCAAGATATTGACAAAGATTAGGCGTATGCCCTTGTGCCTTGTTTGTCAATGATCAACGCCATTTTGCGTGGCTGAGTGTCTTTGTTGTTTGGAACTGATATGTGCGTCCAGCGGTCAAACTCGCGGATGACTTGGTCATAAGGCAGGCCAGCAGCAATGATGGCGCTTACCACTTCATTAGGGGTCATGCCGGGTACGCGAAAATCACAAGCACACCCACGCCTATGCTGCGATTTATCGCTTGAACCTACTGCGTCATTGACGGCTTTTGACCTAAATGCGCTATTGATCATGATGGGTTTGCCCCCCAAGACTTTTTTTACTTGTTCAAGAAACTCAGCCAAACGGCGCAAATTGGCTAATTCTTCATCATTTGGGGTATTGTCAAACGTGCGGTGGTCAGTATGTGTAAGCTCTTCAAAGGTGAAATTAGGCGTTAAGTTCATATATTTCCCGTGGAAAATTGTCACAATTTACTTGTAGGATTTTACTTGGCGATCATGCCATAACAAGGGAAACATCATGTACAAAATTGAAATTGACATTGCAGAGTGGGATTTTGGTTCAGACACAGTGACCATTGAGACAGAAGATTTCAGCAAAATTGAAATCATCGCTGAGTTCATAGAATTCCAACAGCTGCACGGCTGGTGCGTTGACTATGACGTTATTGACGACTATGAGTATCAGTGCGATGAAGAAGACGAAGACGAAGAAGACGAAGAGTCCGAAGAATACGAAATCGGAGAAACCGTAGAAGACGAAGACGGCTTAGTTTGGGTTCGTGTGTCATAATTCAGATGCAGTTGTTAATTGCAGGGGGGTCTTAGGACTCCCCTTTTTTTATTCCGTGATCTTCCTCTACGTCCCTAGCCAACTGTCGCCAATCCAAGCTGCGTATATACAAAGTGTATACACGCTCCTCAGTTAGTGGCTCAGATCGGCGGTTTAGCCTGTCATTTGCTTGCGCCAAAGCAAGTTGCGTTTCATGCAGAATCTTATGCAGCTCTTTGATTTCTGATCTGAGATAAGTTACAAGGTCATACGTCATAAACCTTGCCCCTGAATTCGATCTGTCCATCAGCCCATTTATGTACCAACTCAGGCCATAGCAGTTTGCCCTCATGGAACGTCAGCACCGCAAATCCTGACCGCCAGTTAGTTGGCGAGTCCTCAAGATAGTTTACAAACTGCGCCCCATCAATATCTGCCAATGTGCCAGTATCTACGCCAAACCTGTTGCCTTGATAATCTGCAAATGGCGTTGTCTTTAGGCTATGAAGATGTCCCGTCACGATTGAGACTCCCGCATTAACAGTATTGTTGTGGGTAGCGTGAATGCCGCCTTTCCATCTATGTTTAACCACTACATTCTCTGTAGGCCAGCAAGACCAGCAAGGATGCCATGCAGGGAAATGGTCTTTCAGGGAAAAACCCTTAACTTGCTCATATTGTGGGGCATTGGCTGCTAAACGGTTTTCAAACCTTGCGTCATGGTTGCCCAGTGTCCACACTAGGTTTACATTGTGTCTTGCTTTCTTGGCGGTTTCCTCTATCTCGCCCATTGCCAACTCACAGGCTTTCAACTCTTGTATCACCGATGGCGTTGAATCCCATCCAATGCGAGGATAGCGAGAGATACTAGCGCCATCAAATATATCTCCATTGGCAATGACAGCCTTGGGCTGAAACTCTTTAATTGCCCAAAGAAGACCTTTATACGCTGTTGTATGGATGCCAGGCCAAAAGTGAGCATCACTAAATACCAAAACAATGCCATTTTCAATCCCTAATAATTTGCGAACTGAATTTTCTTTAATGGTTTGATTCTTATTATTTTTTGATTTTAATGTCTCGCCGTACTTGGCTTCTAAATTGTTTTTGCGCCTGAGAATGTTACGCAAATCCATCCCAAGAGCTTTTGCCATTGCCGAGCCTGATTCATGCGTTTTCCAAAGTTCAATAAATTCCGCATCGCTGTAAACAGGTTTTCCTGACATAACAACTCCAATGAAGTTGTTTGAAATTAAACTAAATCAATGACAACCAAATGAATTTTAATGTAAATTGTTGTTTTTATTTGCTTGGCGCAGATTGATGCAACAATTCATCTTTGCGTTGACTGCCAGCAGAAGAACCAAAATAAAAAGCAATGATGCCAGTCCATGCTGTCCCCAAACTGCCAAGCATCAACATCAACGCATCAGATGTTTTGAAATGCTCGGTCATCAAGCCAATCAAGATTCCAAAGAACCCAATAGTCACCACGATTGCCATCAAGCCGGGTATCCATGATTGCGTCTTGGTTTGCATTTCCCGTGCGGATTTGCGGTCATCAACCGCCAACTTTTCAAAGTCCAAACCCAATTCTTGCGCCCGCGCAGCCATTGCTATCTCAGCAGTTTTTAGTTGAGCAATTTGATCGGAGGTGAGTTTGCCTTGGTCAATAGTTGATTGAACATCTTTGGGATCAATGCCAACCGCCTTACTGATTGCGTCAACCGCCAAGCCTGCTAATGGGCCGCCAAGGGCGGTAGCGATAGTCGGTGCAATTTGTTTAAGCCAATCCATCATTTTTCCTTTTCAACTTGTTTACGCAATTTTTCCATTTTCTCAATTTGCTGTTGGGCTTCCTTTTTGGTTTGCAGTACGTCCATGTACAGCATCCCAAGCAAGGGCAACATCAGCACCACAAGAATACACGCTGCTATCCATCCCACAACTATCTCCCAGTCTTGTACAAGAGGCCGAGGAGCAACCACATATATAGGAGGAATAGGATAGTCGCCAGCAGATACGCTTGTCTTTCTCTTAGAAGCCGCTCCTTTTCCTTGCGTTGCCATGATTCATCATCCCGTTTCTTCCTTGCTTTGTCCTGCTCTACCTTGATGACATCTCTCATCTCAAATACTTTGCTATACAAATCGCCCATCCCAGGCGTTTGATATACCATCACTTCCCTGATCTCAGTCTCTAGCGCCGCCATCTGGTCTTGCGCCATTACCCGTTTGAGGGCGGCTTCCATCAAGTTGGCATCAGGGTCGTAGACTGTTTTGCTTTTCTCTTCCTCTTCCCTTATGTGGTCGGCGAGTTGTTCTTGCAGTCTGAAGAAGTTGGAAAGCTGGGTGACAATTTCTGACATGACTTGGGTTTCGTCAATGGCAACATAAGCTTCCTTTTTTGCCACAGGCTTGGGGCTTGCGGTGGGTGCTGCTCCAAACAGCTTTTGCCAAAAACTTCTAACTTGCTTTGCATCTGAGACTACCTCATCAACAGTTTTCTTGATTTCCATAAAAGAGGTTTTGGCCTCTTTATACAGCTTGCACCCTTGCTTGATTGCCCCCACACATGCGTTGGCTGCCATGAGGATGCTGAGGGGGTCAATTTTTGTTCATCCAATGACTTAGATAACCAACAGCAGAGGACAAAGCAGAAACTATTGCCATGCCCACCCAAAAGCCGCCGCGCCCCTGATTTGCAAGCGCCACTAGCTTTTCAATAGATGATTCCAATTTATCAATCTTGGTTTCCATTTGATCGAATCGGCGTTCATAGTCTTGAACCTTTTGCCAAAGCACCCCGTATTTAACTGGATCAATTTCCATGATCAGCTTTTCATCACATACGCAAGGGCGTAGTACGGGGGAAGATTTGCATTTGTTCCAGAAACACCACTTGACGCATTCGTTGTCGCCACGGTGATGCCAGTAACATTTGAATTTGATGTGAATGTTGTGTTGGTGTTTATATTTCTAGGAATTGTTTCACTTCCACCGCCCAAACCAGCAGGCGTTACCGCAGTCATAGTATGGGTATGGCCGGGATCTGTTACCGTAGATGTTGCCGTGTGGGTGTGCGAAACAACAATTGCATCTTTTGAACCACCAGTAGCCGCAACAGAATAAGTTGACCCTGCGCCAACAACAAACCTATCACGCAAATCAGGTGTGCCGTTTGTGCCATCACATAAATACCAACCAGTTGGAACGCTACCAATTGATCCATACCACAGAGAAATCATGCCCGTGGGAATGGTTGTGCCTGTGCTTGTATTTGCAACGCCAATAATTCCATAAAGGTTATCGTATGTGCCAAGGGTTGTGCCAGCAGAAGTTTTGACAACGAACTTATAGTTATAGCCATAGGTCAGCCAAACTTCATTAGGCAGGCGACCAGACGAATCCAACACAATAGGATTTGAATTTGCAATTGTGCCGTTCACATCTGTGTAAGTAGCCAAGGGCGTGGTTGAACCAGCTTGGTAGGTATAAATCAGACCGCCATTCAATGGCAATCCTGTGTTGTCAAAGAATTGCTGACCGTTGCCAATAGGCGAAAGATTAACTGCCATGATGCGTCCTTATGGATTATTCAAATTGTTGATTTGATTCTTGCCTGTTTGTTTTGTGCCAGCGCCAAGTTCAAGGGCTTTTCTTGTCTCTGCTTCTGCCGCCCGTCTTGCTCTCATTTCCATCACGGTAGTTCCTAATTGCAAGCCTGGCACTAACATATTGCCACCTTTTTCAACACCGACCGCAATGGCTTGTTTTCCTTTTTCAGCCAAACTGCCAACCAATGTGTTGCTGTTATTTATAAAGCTGCCGCGAGGTTGAAATTGAGTATAGCCAGCAACATTGCCTAATGTTTGCAAATGTGTTGCGGTAGCAGGATCAAAGATTTCTTGCATATTCTTTACAGCGTCCAACTGTTTCAAGCCTTTGTTAAATCCAGCTTGAGAAAAGTTTGCTTGTTCGCCATAGATGCCAGCTTTATCGGCTAACCAGTTAATTGTGCCTGCCGCCATGTGTTGTCTAGCAGGCGAATCTTTGCCCAAATGGTTGACCATTGTTTGAACATTCTTGTTCACGCCATTAATCACAAACTTTTGAATAAAACTGTCCGCTGGCACAATATCATTGACCGCAGCGTTATAGGCTGGGTCTTTTTTAAGCATATCAAATCGTTCTTTTGCCAATGATCTAGCACTGTCTGCTAGTGCTTTGAGGTTGCCCGCTACACCTTTCTGCAATGGTAATTGTTCAGCCGCTTGGCGAACCAAACTCAAAGCAGTTTTGGCATTGCCATCAGATGATTTTTCAGCTTTTCTAATTTCTGCCGCAAGATTGGTTCTCAATGCTTCATACTGTTCAAAAGTCATTTGTTCGCCTTTTTTAAAGCGATCTAATTGATTTCTGATTGATGTTGGCAAAAATTCAGTTTTTAATTTTTGAGAAAGCAAGGCATCAGCATTGGTAGCAATGGCTTTCCCATCAACAGGGAACTGTCCGCCGTTTGCATCTTCAAGTTTTTTGTATGCGTCTGAAATCTTGGTATTTCTAGCCGCATCCAATTCCTTATATGCGTCAATGATGCCTTGACTGTTTTCAATAGTCTTTGTGCCAAACACATCAGGCGCGGCTTGATTGCGTATCTCCTGAACATTGTCAATCAAATCTTTGTTTTGTTGATTGAAACGTTCAGCAAGTTGTGGATCTTTACCACGCCTATTTTGTTCTTGGGAAAGTTTCACAATATCGCCAGTAGCTTGTCCCTCAGTCAATCGCACAGGAACAGGCAACGTATCTGCTTCAATGTGGCGCTGGAAGGTAGGCACGTTAATTTTGTCAACAGGAATATCTTTTAATGCCTGCTGAAGTTCAGGCGTAGCCACAGACATTGCCTGTTGAATCATAGTTGTGTTGGGAGTAGCCGCAGCGCCAACACTTTGACCGCCTGCTGTAGGGGTAGGGGCTTGTCTTTCAATGGTGACGGTTGGAAGTTTGGCTTTGATGTTTTGTGCGGCTTCCGAAACCGCGCCAGCTACTTTTGGCAAAACCTTTGGCGCGGCCAGCATTGCTACATCCATAGCAGCTTGCACATCATTAGGATTTAAACCAGTTTTCTCAGAAATCCAATTAACGCCTTTGTGAATGTTTTCGCCAATAAACTCCATTGTTTTGGTTGGCAGGGATTGTTGGTAAGCCTTGGTTTCTTCTAAACCAGTAAATTTGCCGGGCTTCAAATACTCCAACGGCGATGCAATTAATGTTGAAACTTCTCTTGCTTCTTCAGGCGTTTTGTCAAGCATTGCACCAACTGTCCTTGTGATTGGATATGCCACAGTGCTAGCAATAAATTGAGGCAATGAAGCAGGAATATCCAACCAAGCCGCCGTATATGCAGGCATTGCTTTTTTTGCTTCAAACCCTTTTTGAAGAACATTCCCAATGATTGAACGGACCTTGGGCGTTGTCTGTTGACTCGCCTGCACATTAGGCGCAATAGTTGATGTATTGCCTTCGATTAAGTTTAAAACTTCATCTTCTTCTTCAGGTTTTTTAGTTTTTGTGCGCCCAGCAGACATTGCCATGCTGCGTGATGGGTAAGCAGGTGCAGACGGTTCTGCACCACCGCGAATTAAATCTAATACTTCATCAGCCATTACAAAGTCCCATCATTAATGAGTTTCTGAATGTTTTTGTATTTTTGTTCAAACACTTTTCTTTGCTCTGAACCTTTTGGATAGCCAATAATTTCATCAGCCATCTTTGCTCGCATTTGCGGATCTTTGACCAACTTGGGTAATGACATAAGTTCAAACACCTTATTGTCAGCATTGTTGTTCCACATCTGCGTAAAACTTCCCATATTGCTTTCGTTAAACCTACGGGCGTACTTGTCAGCCGCAATGCCTTGCTTGTCGCGGTTTTCCATTTCGCCATGAAGTTGAACAACAATTTTTTGCAAGACTTTGGGTGGGTAAGTTTCATTGCCTGTTGATGCGGCAATCATTTGCTTTCCTGCATCTGTTGACAATGCTTGTGAGTTTTCACCAATCAATGACTTTTGCACATTAGCAAGCTGTTTGCTCAATTCTTTATATTCGCTGTCATCAATCAATTTAGTTAAGTATTGTTCAATCTGCAAACCTTTACCAGCTTGGAATCCTTGTTTTGCTAACAGTTGGTCAGTTTGCGACATGATCTTTTCAAGGTTGGCGCGAACAGGCGAAACCGCACCACGTTGTGCAACAATATTACGAACATATTCACCGCCTGCTACTTGCGCTTCTTTCTCGCCTTGCTGAAGATTAAACACGGGTTGCCCAGCTTGGCGCACAGGAAATCTTGGCGGCACAGTCTGGCTATAAACAGGCACATTTGTTGTCGTTTCTGCGGGTTGTTCTGACAATCTTTGAGAGACTGCGCTAGGTTTTGGCGCAACCACTGCAGGCGCATTTGGCGAAACTGCTGGCGCAGGCGCGGCAGGCGCACTTGTAACAGGGCGAATAGTGATTGTTCCTGCGTTGTCTTTGCTTGCAATAAAATTGTTGCCTTGTGTATCTTGCACAAGTTGTTCGTTGGGCATAAGTTGTCTGGTGAATGTTGTGCCGGGCAGTGCTTGGCCAACAGTCGTAGCGCCAAATTCGTTAGTTCCAACAACAAAGCCGCCTGTTCCAGTATCCACAGCTATGCCGCTTGGCTGCAATGCCGCTGTACGGGCAGCGTCATCCAATCCAAGAATGTGACGTTGTTTGTAGAAGCCCCGCAAACCACCGGGCTCATTAGCGGCAATTTCCAAATATGGCTGCAATAATTTTATGGCTTCATCGGGCTTTATATCTAAGTCCCTAGCCATAGTCATGCCGTTTGTTTTTACCAAATTAACCAATGCCTCTCTATTTGCGGCAGTAGGATTTTTTTCAGCGGCAATCACCAAAGGATGGTTGATCATTGAAATTTGACTGTCGTTGATTTTCTTTTGCTTAGCGGCAAACAACTTTATACGATCTTGTTCCGCAGTAGATGCAGCACTTGATGCTGTTGATTCTGCTTGTGAAATTCTTGGTTTAGATGTTTTTCCTGAAACTTCGGCTTCAATTTCAGCGCTTTCAGCTTGTGCTTTTGCGCGGCGTAATTCTTCAGGCGTTAATTGTTGCAATCTGCTTAACTCAGCCGCAGACCGTTGAACCGCCAAAGGATTTAATTGTTGCGCTTGTTGGAATTCTTGTGCGCCACGGGCAAGGTTAACCATGTCAGCAAGTGACATAGCTGCTGGTGGTTTTATGTTTTGGGCAACAGGATTAACTGAAAAATCTGCCATTTTTTATCCTTATGACGGTTTAAATGATATACCCGATGCACCGCCTGAACTTGAATTGCTTGGAGTAAATCCATAATTAGCTGGCGCAACGTTATAGTTAGTTGGCGCAACGTTATAGTTAGTTGGTGGCGCACCTCGTGAGCCTAATAAGCTAGGCAACGCATATGAATTAGCAGCCCCTTGTAGACCGCCTGATAACGCATTTGCGTAACCAACTTGACCGCCAGCTATTGCATTACCACCCCCAATTGTTGCCTGACCAATGTTGTTAGCCACGTTTTGGGCAAGGTTTGAAGTTTGACCTTGGGCGGTTTGACCAATTCCAGCAATGCCCGCCAAAGTGTTATAGATGCCAGTTCTTTGGGTTTGAAAACGATTAAACGCATTCCCAAATTCTTGGCTTGCGGCATTTTGACCGTAGTTTGTCAAACCCTGCAAAGCATTACCACCAACCAAACCACCAGCTTGATTTGCCAAGTTTGTGGTTGCCAAATTTCCTTGCTGAAGTCGAAAGTTGTAGCTTGGATCAATGCCTGCCTCAAAGTCCTCTTGACTAAATTGTTTGGTGAAGTAAGGCTTCATGCCAGCAATGTCACTTAAAGCGCTATAACCAGCTTCTCTGTAAGGGCGCTGTTGTTCATTTTGAATATTGAACATTTCTCGCTGTTGGGCAATAGCTTCCCTTGTGGCAGCGGCTTGTGTTTCAGCGGCTTTTTTTGCACCGCTGGCGCCAATTAACCCACCCGCAATACTTGCGCCACCACTTACTAGTGCAACTGTTGTCCAAGTCATGTTATTCCCCTTTTATTTCTAGCGGTTTTAATTTATTAGAAGAATCAAACAACGCAAGATCATCTGGTTCAATCAATTCTTTTTCCAATTTATCCAAGTCAGTTTCTGCGCTGTTGTGAAATGTAATGCCAATTGCATCAGTTACCGACAAAGTTACCCGCTTAGTGCCGGGCTTACTCTGCACAATGTCCCCAGCATATAGGTGCTTCATGCCGCCCTCAGTCCACGCAATTATTTCACCTTTAGCGCACAAAAAGAAATGATCTTTTTTGTGTACCTTGCCAACAATCAATGTGCCTGCCGGGCGGGTTAACTTTCTTGCATACATCCCCGCATGGAAATAATGTTCTGTTTGCATGGCATCAGCCGCCAATTGCAGTTCGGATCTAGGCATGGCAGACATTTCCATTTGCAATCTTTCGATTTGCTCACGGGTTGGCACATTGTTTAAAAGCAAATCGTTCATTGGTTGTAATATGGCACTTTGTAAGCCACGCCATTCACAGTAATGTTGATGAATCCCACAGGGTTTGCAGGCAATGTTCCTGACCCCGCCGTGGCGGTAGTCGCACTGGTGAAGTTCAACAAGTTAATGAAGAACTGTTGCCACGCCCGTGTTGGTCTTTTAGTCTGTGCGTCCAAAAACTCCGATTGTGGGTAAGGTTGCGTTTGAATTACTGGAAGCAATGCCATCAGTTTTCCCCTACAGTAGATTTCAAGTTGGCTGAAATTATGACCGCCTTAACAGGGTCAGAAATTGAAACCTCAAACACTCGATCCCTTGCTGTCCCCAACCGCCGCCAAATGGCACGGTTAGCATACTTGCCAATCAAACCAATGGTAGTCCAATGCTCGTTTGACCAAGTAGAACCGCCGTTGTCAGACCAGCGCAGCATGGCTTGGGGGTTTTGCCCTTGTCCTGTGGAAAGACCAACGCCGGGCTGAAACTGAATCTGCAATTCATCAAAATATTCCCGCTGAAAGTCAGCCACCAAATGCGGCGCACGGCGCAAACGTCTAACGTGTTGCCCATCATCTGTGTAATTCAGCGGATCAAGTTTGTAAATCTTGCCGTTAGAGTAATCCCCAACCAGCACCAAACCTTGGAACTGGGCGCAACAATTACCCCTTGCACGTTCATACAAGCCCAAATTATTTGTGTATAACCATTTGTGCCACATCCCTGAAGCTACGTCATAGCACCAAGTCAGGTTAATTGAGGGAAAGCTAATGACATAAACTTCATGCCCCTCTAATTGGTAAGTCCATGCGACAGCATTGCTAACCACTTGATTGGTCAAAGAGTTTTCAACCGCATGGGTGGAAATCCTTGTGGGTACATAGCCATTCATTTGCACAATTTGGGCTTGACCGCGAATGTTTCGGCTTAAATATGCAAATGAATTGCCAAGCCGCGCCACGCTAAATTTGGCTGCAATGCCGTGCTGAGTCGATGTGCCGGGGATTCTTTGGAATGGGAATGGGCTTGTTCCTGCATCAACCCAAACTTCGCTAGAAACCTCACCCATCAAATAAATTTCGCGGTGGTCAACAATTAAGGCCACCAAATCATCAGGCGCGCCGTCTTTGCTTCCAAAACTCAATGCTGGCGAAATAGGCGACAAAGCCGCAGACGCACCAAATTGCTGAGTATCGGGGCGGTTATAGACAAAATAATTGTCCACAATATCAACTGAACTACCGCTAGTGAATGCACCATCTGAACTAGGCAAAACCGACCAATTCAAGCCATATAGCGTTCTTGAAGTGACTGTTTGGGAATTGTTGACCGTGTATGTTCCGGCGCCCCCTGTGCCTGTTCCAAGGGCTGTAATGATGGTTTCTGCGGTTACTGTTGACCCTTGAATTGTTTGGCCAACATATAACGTGCCGCTTGTTACCGCAGTTACTGTTAAGGTTGTTCCTGCAATTGATCCTGTAACAACTGCGCCCGCTGTGGCGCTATTCATAATTGCGGAAGTAGCGGTTTGGCTTAAGTTAACAGTGTAAGTTCCAATGCCGCCAGTGCCTGTACCCAATGCGGTTATCACGGTTTCTTGCGAAACACCTAAACCAAACAACGCCTGATTAATGGCAATTGTTCCATTAGTGATTGCTGTAACAGTTAAGGTTGTGCCGCTAATTGATCCAGTAAAGACCGCAGCAGATGGGCTAGAAATACGCCATGTATAACGGTTTTGCCCATCAACAATATACACATTTACGCCGTTGTCAGTAATGCCAACAATGCCAGAGGATGTGTTTAATTTGCCCACCATTGTGGTTGTGTAGATAGAAGTCAAGGCATAAACATACGGGCCACAAACCACCACCAAAATGTCACCACCCGATAGGGTACGCATTCCCCTGATTTCTTCTTGGTTTTGAAAAAGCACCAATGAAGTCAGCCCCGGTGTTGGGTACAGCGCCACCACCCCGCGTTCCCCTTGTTGCTTCAAAGGGTCAATTTCAGGCACAAAATTAATGCACTCTTGGGCATCTTGGTAGATGCTTGGCGCTTCGTAGGATGGGCCGACAAAGCCAAAATCTGCCATTATCTAAAGCCCCCATCCATGATGAAACCAGCGTCTTTTGCCCGTCCAACCATCAACGCATCAGGGTATCGAGACACTTGCGCTGGGCGCATATTGGTGCGCTTGATTGTGGCTTTGGCTTGACCAGCAAAGGCGTTAATCATTTGAATCTGTGTAGCTGAAGCCTTGCCATACATAGGCATCAGGCGTTCAGCCAAGCACCACCGCAGCGCCATGTTGTAGCCTTGGGGCAATGCAATTGTGTCGTACAGCGAACCAAATGTGCGGAAAATTGTGCTGGCAAACAAGTGAAGTTCACCGCTAGATGGGTTTGGAAAAACATACAAAGTACCCAAATTTTCGCTGGGTTGGTAGTAAATCATCTTTGCCCACGGGCCGTTCAATTGCTTAATACCCAAGGATTGATATTCTTCCAAACTAAGGATTGCCACAGGGTAATCCAAATAGCCACCAGCTATATTTGAACCGCCTTGCTGAGTAGCCACGCGAACAAACGCTGATTCAATGGTTAAGGGGCGTTCATAGTAAGCAGTGATTGTTGTGCTTGCCACGGTTTGGGAAATGCTGACGGTGTATGTGCCGCCCTCGTTGACGTTGCCGCCTGCGCCAGTACCAAATCCCACAATGGTTGTTCCTGCGGCGATTCCTGTGCCTGTAATGGTCATGCCCATTGTGATTGCGCCAGAGATTACGCCATTGGCAGGGACGGTTAGGGTCGTGCCTGAAATTGAACCTGTAAAGGATGCGCCCACAGACCCAGACGGGCCAAGTGTGTATTGCACGGTATTTTGAACAGTCTGAAAAATGATTTCAGTCTTATAAAAGACCATCATGTTTTCGTTTGACCACTGGGCGCACATATCGTTCAACAGATCAAATGCGTCTTGGGCATCATCCGCTGATGGTGATTCGCCAGCAGCCAATACACCAATGTCTTTAAGCGCCCTGCTGATAATGTCGTAAGGGGTTGTCATTTATTACACCTTTGGCACAAATTTCTGTGGTAACCAAGGGGCAACAACAACTCCATTCCCTATCAGGGACGCTAGTTGTTCCTCTAATCGTGATTTTATAAGGTTTACGCCGTTTTGGGTAGTCTCATTTTCAATCCATGATGCCACATCAGATTCGGTTACCTCATTAAAGGGCGTTTTTAGGATTTTGTCGCTAAACCACCAATTGCCTTCAGTCTCCACCTTTTCGCCTGTGTCAGCTTCAGCGGTCACATGATATTTGGCGTGGGTGATTAAGTCGCCATCAGCAGAGATTTCAAGAATTTTCCAATCAAATGTTGTCATTTTTTTCCTCATCTGCGGGAAGTGGCGTATTGCCATCTTCAAGCCACGCTAAGTAGGCTTGGTAATCGGTGTTTGCAAGATCAAATGGAATAAATGCGCCATCAGACAAACGCTGTATGCAAGATTCATTTCCATTGCTGTCATTTATTTTCTTATACATATTTATAACTCCGAATCTGCTGTTGATGCGGTTGCAATAACAGGTTGATTACCAGCATCCCTATAAATGCCATACAACTGAGTTGATGTTGTCTCCACCCCAGCTGATGCACTTCCTGCGCCCTGAACAACAGTTGGAGTAGCTCTTTTTTCAACTTTGAAAAACCATTGACATCTTCCAGTTATGGTCAAACCATTAGAGCCATTAATTGATCCCACAGATTTTTCATAATACCTTTGCGATAATTGCAGTTCAGTCCCATAAGATCTGTAATCAAAGCTAGTAGCTATTGATGATTTCTCCAACTGCACATTGCCAATAACCCAAGTCCCCGATGTTTGTGCGCCAACAGTAAATACAACCTCAATCCCTGTTGTAGCGGAGGCAGGAATGCTAATTTGTGTGTTGTAGCGCGTCAGGGTTGATGAAACAGTGAATGTACCTGTTGCAATTTGTGTGCGCGTAGGGCTTGCCAATGTTCCAAAGGTGTCTGTGGTGTTAGCGTAGTACGCAGTCCATGTAACCGTGGTCAGCAAGCTATTTGAAATATCAACTGACAAGGTAGCAGTAGAACTGGCCATGTCATAACTGTTTAATGACTCAATACGTTGACCAATGCCAACAGCAGTAACAGATGCCGCACCAGTAATTTGCAATCTATTCTTAGTTGAACCTGAACCAGCTACTTGTGCCGCAGTTACGTTTGCGCCTGTGCAATACACATAGAAGCGATCAACAGTTGAATATCCAGCCGCAATCGTTGACCCCGCTGTAATTGTTGCTGATGTTGCTCTTTGTGCAATTTGCATCTGACCATTGATGATGCGGTTCTTGAAGCCAAATGTGTTTGGCGTGTTGACATCTGTGAATACGCCCGTGGATGGAGTTGTTGCACCAATAGTTCCATTGATTGGCCCAGAAAATCCTGTCGCAGCCAATATTCCAGTTGACGGGTTAAATGTTAACTTTGTGCTGGCAACATTCTCAGTTGTGATTGTTCCTGTTGTGGCACTTGTG